TTCTAAGTTCTAAGCATAGAGAGAAAACGAGAGAGAGACAGAGAAATTACCGCTTCCTTCTTCGCCAAGTCCGACTTCCTTGCTTCTGACGTGTTCAAGCCTTTCGCCGATCTTGACGGAAAAGCCGCCGCCGCTTTCCTCGTCGCCCACGGCGTCCAGAACGTCACCTACAAAGACCTCGGCACCAACGGTCTCGCGACCGGCACGCTCGACGGTAAAGCCGTCACGCTGTCCACCAACGGTTTCCTCTCCGTTAAAGCCTAAGAAAGGCACCTTCCATGACTGATCCGATCCGCGTCACCGCTTCCGCCAAGCCGACCAAGAAAGTCACCATCGTCCGTAAGGGCGGTCTCGGCAACGTCATTGTCGAGCATGCCTACATGATCGACCACGGCTTTCAGAAGTACGCTCAGTACGCTTCCGCCGTCTTCGTCAAGTACCTTCTGAAAGGCAAGCGGAAGCCGACCGGCTTCGTTCAGGGTTACAAGCCCTACCTAGTCATCCTTGACGGTTGGCAGGAGATCGCCAGCCAGTCGATGTGGGGCAAGACCGAAACCCGCGCCACCGGCACGACGATCAGCCAAGCCAAGTTCAGCGCCTTTGACGACGGTTGGCAGAAAGAGTTCGAAGCCGGTGTTGAGCTGACCGGCGTCATCGCCGACTACCGCGACCACAACACTTATCAGGCGGTTGCCTAAGAGAGGAATTTCATCATGAACACCTACCACTTCACCAACGGCAACGAAAAGTTCGAAGCCAAGAGCGACCGTCTCGTGGATGCATTCGGGAGTGCCAACAAGCACTTTGGGAGCAAGCTAAAGACACCCGGGGCATGGATGGAGAGTAAAACTCCCTTCACCTTCAAATGGAACGAAGGCAACTTCAGCGATTAACCACGAAGGAACGATCTTGAAAATCCTGATGCAAACCGTATCGTTAGTCACCGCCGTCTCCTGTACTAGTATGGCGATGATCTTCATCACTGAACAACAAGACTATGGCGTGGCTGGATTGTTCCTTATTGTGGGAACGTTCAACGCTCTCATCTCCGTCGCCATATCAAATTCAAAGTAAAGGAATTCAAATGACACAAGCATTCTCTGTAAGGGTTCGGATCAAGACTGGTCCGCTGTTGATCGATGAATCGATCTTGGTTGCAACCGGTCTTGATATCCTGACACTCGAAAAGGAAGCGGAAGAGACCGGCAATTTCGAAGTCGTTTCCTCACATCCGGTCACACTTCGGACCGGCGTCGAAGCTATCGACCTGATCACCAAACTTCGCGAATCGGTAGGAGCCTACTGATGGCATATCGCGTCAAACTGATCGTCAAAGCCGGTCCTCTCCGGATACACGAGGAAGTCCGGATCGAATCCGGTGTCGCTCTTGACCTTCTTGAAGGTAACGCCGAACAAGAAGGCTACATCGTAGACTCCTACACGGAAGAACCGGACCCGATGTCGTACCTATCGGTACTCTCACACGTCCGGGCAATCCAAGTCGCGGCAGGAGGTAGATAATGGGAAATCGCCGTGAAGACGTGGGACAGAAGTCCAAGGAAGACATCTACCGGGAAGCCTTGGAGAAAATACGCGACTATGTCCCCGGACCGTTCGAAGACGATACTGATGTCAAACTCGATATGAAGTGGCTCGCCGCCGAAGCTCTAAAAAGTAAAGCCCGGTTAATCCCGGGCTTTTTCTATTATGGCATGTCGAGAACGCCGATCCGGGTTCCTTTCGGGATCATGATCCATGTTGGACCAGCAGTGTAGATGACCGGGATGCGAGCGGCAGCATTCGCCGTGTTTGGTACAGAACCATCAAACGTTAGGGCGATCCAAACGTCCGCTGTGATCGCTGTGATCATCGCAAAGTTATAGTCGGGAGGACATGCGGTCGAAGCGCCGCCACTGGCGACAGTTTGCGACACGAAATATTGCGACATGAAATCTGCCGACGTATCCGCAAGCTTGGTGAAAATGACAGAAGCAGAAGCCATTGATTAAAGTTCCTTTGAAAACGAATTGTTCGTCTATTTAGTCTTTCAGCGCTCGCATGTGTGATCCGGAGATTCGGCACTGGATATAGTCATTGTAAAAGTCATCTCTGAGTAGAACGTCATATTGAAACTGTAATTTCGACTCCCAATACGTACATTCAGACGATGACCGGCAGAGATGAAGTATTTCCCGAGTAAATCGCTCCCGTCCCTCCGTCTCCACCAATGCTTTGATCTTCTCGTTACTTCCGAAATAGTCCATCCAATCGGATTCGGTGATCTTCGTCCGTTTAAGCTTCTTGCCTTTCAGGGGCGGCAGCTTCTTCTTGTTGGCGAATTGCTTCTTGCCAATGTAGCGCATGCCATTCACAGTGTCAGTGATCATGTACACGAAGCCGAACATCGATCCGATGTCGGCACTCGTGAATTCATTGCCTTGGTATTGCCACATTATCCAGCGGCAACCAGTGCGTTGTGGAATGCCTTGGCTTCCCCGGCGATCTTGTCCGCCTTGTCGGTGCCGTTGATGATCTTACGAGCACCAACCCAATCAGCCGTTCCGCCCGCGAAGAAGTCGCCAAGCTTCTTGCCGGTGAATCGACCATTGATCATTCCATCCGACATGATATGAACAGCAACCGCCGTATCCAGCGCCTTGTCTGGATTACCGTCGATGCCGTACGTGGCATAATTGGTCTTGCCGGTGATCTGGACGAGACCACGCCCGCGATACTTCCAGCCATCCCCGGATGCCTCATTGCCGTTGCCCATGCGCGATGCATAGGCGCGGTTGGCGATAGCTTCAGCCTTGCGAGCATACTTCTCAGCAGCCGCAATGTCGAAATACTTCGGGAATGTGGCGCGTAGACCGGAAGACGAATAATTCAGGTTCTCGCTAACAGGAACCATCTTGGTCCCGGTTTCGTGGAAGGCGGTTGCCAACGCATAGGCAATCCAGCGTTTGTCGGATACGCCCGCCATCTCGTCCAGAATCGCTTCCATGCCTTTAACCTGCTCGGCAGACAGGGAACCACTAAACAGGGTTGCCCGGACATGCTCGAAAAATACCTTCTTATCCATGGTGTCAGTCTCCTATGTTTTTAATATTTATGGTCCACGGATTTTTTTAAATAATGGGTTGACCGCTTAAACGAAGAGGATTAGAACTTGTCCACATCAAAGACATTTCGAAAATTGAAGAAGAAAGCACTTCCCCTAATTGACGAACTCACGTTCGAAAAATTAATTTCATCCAAAATCTCCAAGGTCAAATATATGACCGCCACGCTCCGGTATGATGCTGGAGCGGATACTTTCATCATGAAAGGTAAGAACGGAATGTATCTCTGGAAACGGGGAACGTTCACCCATGACCAAGTCAATCGTCTCTGGCTTGGCTTCGCCGCTTCTCATAATTAAAAAGGTCTCCTTGTGAACTCTGCACAACTCGAATCACTGTCCGTCAAAATCGATGGACTGTCCGCTCCTGCACGCCGTCTTGCCATGGCGAACGGCAACTCTTTCCGGGGCGATCTTGACGCCGCCGACGAACTGGCGATTGCCGGGATTACCTCCCATGCCGTCACCTATGCCGCCGCCCTCCTGAAGGCGGAATCCGAAGACTACACGCCGTGGTACGAATGATGGAGTATATTATGGAACCGACCTACACCAACGACCAGATCATGGCGAACCGCCGCAGATGGATCGACTACCTGAAGAATCCCGACACCAAGAAGGCGCAAGGCTGGCTTGACCTTGGTAACGGGGAACGTTGTTGCCTTGGGCATGGTTGCTTCGTCCTTGGTATCGTGTCCGAAAAGAACGAAAAAACCAAACCTCATCATATCGAATACGATGGCGAGGACTGTTTCCCGCCCGCCTCGTTTGTCGAAATGGTTGGTCTCTACGGCAACGATGGCGAATTCGTAGAACCCGATGATTTTTCCGCCAGAGAAGGTTTCAGTTTTGGCGAACATACCTTCTACGGTCTGGCGAATTTGAACGACGATTCGGAAATCACCCCGCAAGAGATCGGGGAATATCTGGAAAGCGTCATCGAAGGCGGCGAGAACACCCCGTTCA